GAGCATTAGAGAGACGGAAAGCGTCGCGGCCTCCACCCTTTTGGAACAAGTAATCGTGTATCGTAGCTGGTTTGGGAGGCCAGAATGCTTTCTCGTCTCCTTTACTGCCAATATTAACGCCGCACACTTTATCAGGTGCAGCGGTAACTCCATCACTCGTCCACCCTTCTGCAATGAAGGCGTTCCATTCCCTCTTTGTAGGAAGGCTGTAGGTCTTTTTGAGAGTTGCCCACGCGTCCTTCCTAGCATTCATCTCTTGCAACGGAGTGACCTTGTACCTCAACTTCTTGAGGTCCCGGTTGCGCCGTTCCTTAGCCCTCTGTTGTTTGTCCATCGCCATAAGGTACAATAAAGCCGTTGTCCCTAGCTGCTCGTAGGAAATAGGTGTACACCTTGTCGGCTCCTCCTTGCTTCTCAACAAAGGCAGGCCATTCTGCCCTTGTCAGTTGAGTCTCGGTTGGCTTAAAGAACCATGTCTTCTGATTAACTTGTTCGATGACACCAACACCCTTCAATGCTTCAAACAGGCTGTTCTTCAAGTTGAAGCCATCTTCAATAAGCTCAACCGCTACAGTCTTCTTGCCGGTCTGCATTACCTTATTCTTCTCCACAGTGATATTAACCTTCATGCCTCTCCGTGTCTTATCATCACCCTTACCGTTATAGATATCAGCAGTACGCTGAAACTCCAAACGGACTGAGGAGTAAAACTTAAGCGCATGTCCTCCAGCGGCTTGGCTTGCCTTGCCGAAACTCACCATCTTAGCAATGGCGTGGTTAATAAAAATGCATGTCACGTTCCGGCGAGCTATCTTGTTATTGAGCTTACGCAAAGCGTGACGCATAACGCGAGAGTCTTGCCCGATACGTTGTTCTTCTCCAAAGTCCTTCTTCAAGCTGGCTTCGGAGATAACAGCAGTGGCCGAGTCTGTGACTATGAGTAGTGTCTCATCCTCTAAAGCCTCAATGGCTTCCTCATGAATCCTCCAGATCTCTTCTAGGCATACAGCATCTGCTACACTCACTTCTTCGGGGTTGACACCACATTTCCTCGCCCAATCAGGGTCCCATGCTTTTTCTGTGTCAATCCAGAGTACCATAGCCCCGAGTTTTTGAGCAGCAGCACAAGCAGCCAAGGCAGCGGTAGTCTTTCCAGACATTTCGAAGCCCCAAAGCTCAATGATCCGGCCAACTGGATAACCGGGGCGACCTAGGGAAAGGTCGAGTGGAGGTATTCCTGTAGGAATGCCGTAAGGAACGTGTGAGGTTAACCTAATATCGGTCCCTGCTAACACGCTCGGTAGCTTCTTATTCTTGGATAATCGTTCTAGAAATTCTTTTGATCCCATATAGGCTCCTTACTAAAAGGTGTCCCACTGAACAATGGTAATGTGCTTTCCATTGCTCAGTGGGACTGTTCCCTTTCTAGTTAGTATCTCCCCAATCGTCCCAGTCGGCACTTCCTCTTCGTTCGATCACCTCGGCAACGTCGTCGCCCAGGATCATCCTGAGCGCGTCGTCTACTTCGCGGTCGAACCCCGGGTTCCCTTCCGCCTCCGCAATGACCAGGGGCCGAGCGCGCGATTCGTTCATCTCGTCGTCGTGCTCGCGGGATTCCCGTGCAGGATTAGCTAGAGACACATTGTCAATTGTTACGACAACCTGTCTAGGGCGTCCCGGCTTCCGAAGCTCCACACCTTCTGCCCGAAGGTACTTCGCGATTGTAGGAACGCTGACACGAAACGTAGCAGCAACTTTCTTTAAGGACTGTACAACCTCGTACTCCTTGACCATCTGTTCTAGCTGTTGCTTATTGAACATTCCACTACGTGCCATTACGACCCTCCTTCACCGCTCGTTACGGGCGGCGGTGCTACCACTGGTACGCCGGTTGGACTGACCGGGGTTGGAGCCGTAGTTACTACCTGTGGTACTACCGCTGGTTGCGGTACCTGCGGTACTTGCGGTACCTGCGGTACCTGCGGTACTTGCGGTACCTCACCTTCCTCAGTAGTGCTTCCCACGGCTAGTAGCTGCTCAAGCAGCGATTCTAGTTCTTCCTTGGTCTTTGGCTCAACCAATGCTGTCAGGTTATGCATAGCGAACGTATTGATGTCAATATCTTGTTCATTCAGCATCTCAACAAAGTTGGTAGTGCTCGGGTGAGCCTTGACCTTGTAGGTCGTGTCACGTCCAACACCTTCCTTGTCAATGGTTACAACTCGACCGGTTTCTAGGTTCGTGATATCTCCCCAGCCGCCAGCAACATCGGTGTCGAGGTCGATGAGCGGACCCATGATCTTCTTACCGACTTTGAGGACCTTTACCCCATCCTTGGCAGATCCGCCCTTGGCATTGGAAAGTACTACTACGTTGAGAAAGTACTTATCCGTTGGACGGAACTCCCTGGCCCTCTTGATTGCTTCCTCCGTTCCCTCTTCTGCAAGGAACCTACCGTGTGCAGAGAAGGGCGAGAATTGCCCGCTCGGCTCGGGGTCTACTAGGTAATGCGACTGACCTCCAATCTTAGTGTAATGCTCTTTGAACTCCTCAAACCAGACCCCCTTTTCACTGAAACATGGCATAACTCTCAGGGTCGTGCGACCAGGGGCAAGGTAGTGGAACATCGTTCCGTCCCTGTCCTGCCTGGACTTTGCCTGATCAATTGCTTCTTCATCTCTTTGGAAATACTTGAATGACATTTGTTCTCCTTTGTTTGTTGTTTAGAATGAGTCAGCTTTCATAAGCTGCCTCTCTCGGTACGCGAGTGAGATCAAGATATCTGTCTTCTTTTGAAGAGCTATCATGACCCACCGCATAACATTGAAATTCTCTCGGCTTACGCGCAGACTAGTAAGCAACGTATGATAAGCAGGATCGCGTGCGATCTTGTGTACGATCTTCGGCTCGGTCAATTTATCTCCATCCGACATCGCCTTGGCACGGATTTGAGTATCAAGATCAGCCTTTAGCTTCTCTAGTTGCGCCTCCTTAGAGGCTATCTCGGTTCTAAGCTGAGCTTCTAATGCTCCGTAGTTTAGCATATCCGCGCCAATTTTGCAAAGGTCTGGCGTGATGTTGCTAGCGTCTACAGAGAAGTCGTCTGGATCTAATGTGTATTGTTTATCGCCTACTTGTAGTATCATTATACGTCCTTATGCCGAAAGCTCTGCCTCCGACCATGTTTTCCCTATACCTACCTTTACAGGGAAGAAGTAATTGTTAATCTCTGGTATTTGCCTTTGTGCAATTTGCTTGAACACTGGTGTGAACCACTCAACCATATCTTCTCGTACTCCGTAGCTCATTGAGTCGTGTACTGTATTACCAAAGCGAATCAGGTCCGACCCTACATCGTGCTCCTTCAATAGCTTAGCAACTAAGTTCATTGTTCGCAATGTGATAGCTCCGGCGGGGCTTTGGATGAGGAAATTTGTAGCTGTTCTTTCAGAATGTTCCCTCACCTTTTGATATTCATCATTCAAGCCATGAATGAGTAGCTCTCGATCAAATACTGATCTTAGTAGCCCTCCTTGACAACGAGCACGCTCAGGCACGCTCTCAAGAAACTCGTTAACCTTCGGATACTTAGCACGGAAGCTGCGTACAAAGTTGAGTGCTCGATCAAGACCAATAACTTCCCGCGCGTTTGTATGGGGGTTCTCAAAGAGGCCCTTTGCTATGCTGTATCCTTCCGATCCATAGATCGTACCGAAGTTCAAGCGCTTACCGACGTTTGTTCTATTGAAGTCTGATACAGCCTCAGGGCTAATCCCAAGAGCACCAGCAGCCGTAATGCGGTGCATATCCCCATCATTCTCTTCGGTAGGGGACTTGTACAGAACATTGATTAGATCTTGCTCCTCAGTAAGGAGAGCGAAAATCCGTAACTCGATCTGCGAGTAGTCTGCGTAGAAGTAAACAAAGCCATCCGCTTCACCAAACATGTCGCGCATCAGGAGCTTCTTACCCTCGATACGTTCTTGTTCACTGTTGGGAATCTGGTGTAGGAAGGAACAACTCAAGCGGCCTGTATTTGTGCCGTGAATATTGAACCCTACTCGAATTCGATTATGCTCATCCACCGTCGCCAAAGCATAATCAACATAGGTGCTTCTAAACTTAGTCAGGTGCCTATATTTGATTACTGCGGTTGCTAGTGGATGTTCGATCTCAGTCAGGATATCCTTAGCTGTTGAGAAACCTGTCGGGGTCTCCTTTTTGATTATTTGTTCACCAAAGCCCAGGGCCACGAGCGCGTTGGCGACCTGTGGTGGTGAACCGGGATTGAACTCAGGGGAAGTATGCTTGCGGGTTTCAACACGCAACGATTCAATCTCTTCATCAAACTCTTCGCCCAGGGCAACAACCGTATCCTTAATGATATACACCCCGTCCCATTCAGCCTGTGCGAGGGTATGAATAGTATCGTGAGTCTCGTCCTCATACAACTTGAACAGGTGGGGCTTCTTTTGTAGTGCTGGACCGTATACTTCGAACAGTCTCCACGTCACCTCAGCATCTGTCGCGCCATAAG